CTCCTGACGGGGCAGATGCATGTAGTGGGCTGCCACGGAGTACCCGCTCGACTTGAAGCCGTGCACCAGCGATACAGCCTTGTCCGGCGTCTTCATGGTGGCGTCGTGCACGATGTTCAGGCCATTGGCCTTGGCCAAGTCCGTGATCTTATCGAACAGATCCCCGCTCTCGTCGTGAACCTCGAAGGCATTCCAGCCCTTGTACTCAGGCAGCATGTGCTTGATTTCATCGGCATCCAGCACCACGGCCTTGCCAGGGTCATAAACCGTGTTCTTGAAGCTGCTCTTGCCACTGCCACCACGACCGCCCAGGATGGTGAACGAGGGAGGCGTCCCATCGGCTGGGCGGGCGGCGGCAATCTTTTCAGGGCTCAGGAACTTGTCAATGATGGTCTGGTGCAGCGCTAAACGCTCCGGGGTGTATTTGCCGTCCTTCTTGAACAGCTCGATGGTCGGCTTCACTCCTTTGAGTTTGGCCTCCACATTGTCAATCTTGGCCTTGGTGTCTTCCGGGAAGCCGGCCAGCACGGAGGCGACAGATACGTCGGCCTGGTCGTGCTCTTTGGCAAAGGCTGCAGCATCAAATTTATCGGCAGGGATAGCGCCCTCGTCGGCGCCACCATCCTGCTCATGGTGGGTTACCTGGCTCCACTTTACCTTGTGCTCAAAGCCGGTTTCGTCCTTGACGTGCCCACCATGCTTGCCAGCAGCTGTGACGTGGCCCTGGCCAGCCATCGAGCCCATTTGAAACTTCACATGCGTACCGACGGGGTGCACCGGTGGCGGCTGTCCGTTGCTGACCCAGCGCTTTGACTGCACTCCGTTTTTATCAGTAATGGTTTTCTGCTGGAGCTTGCTCTTGTCCAGGGCCTTGAAAAAAAGCGCCTTTTCAAACGTAGGCATTTCATCCCCCGATGGGTCCGGTATCTGCCCACGGACAAAAACCTTTTTCCCGTCCTCGTCGTGAGCGATGGCGCCGTCTTCCCCGTGATCAATGATATTGAACCGTTTTTGCATCCGCTGACGGTGCCCCAGGAAACGGTCCCAGTGCACGTCATGATGCGTGCCGCCGTCATCCCGCACCTTCATGCCGTGCACGCCCTTGCACACGACGGCGCCGTACATCGGGCCATTTTCAGGGTGGCTGAAATAGACGCTATCGCCCGGCTGTACATCAGGCGGCTGCTCAACGGGCTTGGGTGGCGCCGTCTTTTTTGCCGGCTCAGGCTTCAGCACTTTCCGCATGGTCACTCTACCGTGTAAATGTTCAGGCCGAAGGATTTGCCGAAGTCTTCCTCTTCGTCATCCTGCTTGCCGAAGTCAAGAGCTTCCGTGGGCGCTGCGGCCTTTCCGCTTTCATCGCCTTCAGACCCGGCGGCGCCGGTGGCGATATCGGGCTGCTCCGGTGGCTGACGGCCACCCTGCTGCTGCGCGGCCGGCGCGTGGCCTGGCTGAGAAAAATTAGAGGCATCCGTGCCTGATGTCCCTTTTCCCGGTGCGCCGCTACCCTGCGGAGCCCCCTGCCCATCCTGGGCTGATTGGCCTCCGGCCACGTCCTGACCGCCATCCGGTGGCGGCGTTCCAAAGTCCTCTTTCTCGCCCGGCTCATCGCCCTGGTCCTGCGTGATGGTCTGCGTATACAGAGCGATCAACGATGGATTCAGCGGGGCATCCCCCACCGGGCCCGGCATGGCGTCAAATCCCTCCTGCGCGCGCGCCTCGTTCACGGTCAGGACCAGCTTGCGCATTTCCTGCCGGGCCTGCTGATCTTCCTCGTCAAGACCCGTGAAGCGGAACACGAACTTGTCACCGAAGGCCGACAGCACATAGTCGGTCAAAGTGTTTTCGTAGAAAGACAGCAGCGGGAGCAGACCCTTGTCCTTGCTGTCCTCGAGCTTGGCCTCGGTGTCGCTACCGGACAGAGATGAGGTATTGCCGCCCGAGAAGCTATCAAAATTGATTTCAGACGGCGACATGCCGTAAATGGCGCAGATGATCGAGGTGAGAAACGACATCCACTTGGCAAAGTACATTTCGTTGAACTGCTCGCCAAAGCTCTCGAAGGAGGCGGCGCTGTCCGCGTCCCTGCTGACCATGACAGGCAGCGTCCAGGCATTGTTTATGCCCTTGACCATGCTGTTCCAGTAGCGCTTGAAGGCATCAATGTCCGTGCTGGCGTATTCGCCGCGCAGGTGGAGCATCCCGCGAGGGATGGCGTTGCTGTCGAAGCCCTTGATGTTGTAGGTCATGGCGTTCAGGAAGCCAGTGACCACGCGAATCAGCACCTCCGTCTCGCTGTAGCCGTAGCCGCAGGCGCGCACGTCGGTACGCGGGTTGCGGACCTCATAAATCAGGTCATCAAAGGTATAGAGCGCGCGGATCTTCCCGTTCACGAACTGGAGACTGGTGATTTCGTCGCGGCCCTGGTAGCCGGCCTCCACACAGAGGCGAATGGTGCCCCCGTCGACGGCATATAGGCCGTCAATGCCCAGCTTCTTATCCCGCTTCATTTCGGTTTCGATGGCCATGGCATCGAAGGTCAGCGTGTCGCGGGTCAGCTTTGCCATGAAGGCACTGAAATTGTCGCGCTTCAGGCGCTTGCGCTCGCGCGCATTGAACTCCCACCCGCAGTTGGTCACGAACCGATTCAGGAGCTTGATGCTCTCCTGCTCCGTTTCCGTAACCTGGTGCTCTTTGTCGACGTGGCGGACGGTAAAGCCAGGACCTTCGCCGGACTCCTGCACCCGGCAAAACCGGCTTATCTGGCGCTGGCGGGTCATGATGACGGCATTCAGCACCGGCGTCTGGTCGACCATGGCGCGCAGGCTTTCAAAATTCAGCAGCGATGGCCGCTCCCAGAAGTCGCCCTGCACCGATACCTGGTACTCGTCCAACTGCACGGACTGCATTCCGCGGGCATGGGTAGCCGCGTTGCGCGAGGGAAAAGGGATGATATTGCCGTAGTTCAGCGACTTATTGACCGCATCGTCCTCCATCCGCTGAGTGATGAAGTCGATGACTGGCGCCAGTTCATCCGGCGGCATGATCAGGTCGCGGATACCTTTCGGTGCAAACGACTTCTGCATGATGCCCAGCGCTTCCGTGCGCTCAGCCAGGGGCGCAGCCTGATTAAAGGCGGTTCCTTCAACAGAATCATTGGGGTTTTTGGACATATATGCTCTCCTGCCGCCTACTGTAGTGTCACGTAGGCGGCAGGAGAATCAGGGTTATTCTATCGGTTTTATGGCGGCCATGGCCAGCCGGTAAATGTCGCTTCTCCACGCGCCATCACGCACTTCCTTCTGCGGCGGGGTGGTGGAGCGCACAGAGCGGATCGCTGCCCGCAGGTCACGGCCGCCGATCAGGCCGGCCAGTGACATCGGATTCATACCCTGTGCACTCAATGCTGGACATCCTCTGCGGTAGTTGACTTGATGTACTTCTCAACAGTCAGCATCGTTTCACGCATGGCCTGCATCGACATGGTTATCTGCGTGCGGTCATTGGAGTTGAGCGCAGACAGGATGTGGTCCATGTACAGCATAAGCGTCTCGAGCAGCACCAGCGGCTGGCCCAGGGACTCGCGGCCCAGATCCTGAATCAGGGTATCCAGAAGGAACCGGCGAGCGAACAGCGCCTGCTTCCGCATGGACGTGAAGCGCTCGCCGATGGCGCTCGCATCATTGCCAGGGGCTGTAATCGCAATGAAGTACTGCTTCGTGCACTCATACATGGTGGCCAGCTGATTATGGCAAGCCTTGCGCGTGATGAGCTGGTCAGGGGCCAGGACGGAATCCTCGTAGGAGGTTGCATTCATCAGGCGGTCTTCCAGCACCTCCATGCCGTGCTGCATGGTGGCAATCGTCTCTGCCGCCCGGCAGAGCAAATCACGGATAGGGCCATTGACTGGCACCAGCGGCAGCTGTACGGATGCCTGCACCAGACCAACGATAATATCCTGCGGGTCAGGCTCACCGAAGCGGGTCAGGCCCAGGCGCAGAAGATCCTCGCGGTCATAAGCCTCGATGGTCATCCGATTTGAAACCAACAGGGCCCGGATATTGTAGGGCAGAAAATTCTGCTGAATGATGGGCCAGACAGCGCGGGCCTCATCAAAAGATTCTTCAGGCACGCGGATGATAATAATGCCCCCTTGCTGGACGATGTAGTTGCGCACCCGCAGGCCGGCCAGCACAGTTTCGATATCGTTTTTGTGCTGGCGTTCCGGGGTTACCCCAATGTTTTCTTCTTCGTTGGTCTGGACGTTCAAATTGTCTCTCCGGTTGCAAAAATATGGCCTGCCCAATATAGCAAGATAGCATGCATGTTTCATCAAATTTGAGACTTGACATCCTCACCGCCCTGAAGATGCGGTGATTCCTACAGCTAGACGCTCATGTCCGAGCGCAAGAATGTTCATTGCGGCATTGATGTCGCGGTCGTGAGTGGTTCCGCACTCACCACATGTCCATTCTCTTATTCGCAAACCTGCTCTACCTTTCGGACTGTCACGGCGTGAGCCGCAACACGAACAAGTCTGGGTGGAATATGCTTCGTTGACTTCTTCAAACCATACACCTGCGTCATCGCACTTGTATTTGAGCATGGTTCTAAACGCCGTCCAGCCTGCATCTAAGACAGACTTTGCCATCTTGGTTTTTGCTAGACTGCTGGCGTTTACGTTGCCGACGAATATTGCCGCATTGTCTTTCACTAGCTGTGTACTCAGCTTATGCAGGAAGTCTTTGCGGGTGTTGCTAATCTTGGCGTGAATTGCTTTTACACGCTTCTTGTTATTTGACCGTTGAGCTATCGCTAGTTTAGCTTCTGATTCACGATACAACCGTTGAGCTTCTATCTTTGTGCCGTCTGATAGGGTGGCAAAGTCTTTTAGTCCTAAATCTACGCCGATTGCTTTGCTTGCCGTATTGATTTTTGACTTATCCAGTTCAACTACTTTAGTTTCTACGCAAATGTTGGCGTACCAGCGTCCGCGTGTGTCTTGACTGAATGAGCCTGTTTTAAGCTGATATTGGGATAGTCCGTAACTATCCCACATGCCAAAATAGTGACCTGCGTATTTCAATTGCCCATTCTGATAGTTGATGCCACTGGCTTTGAACGGTATCCAACCTAACGACTTGCGCGTACCGTTGGACACACGCCAGCGTAGCTTGGCTTTCTTGAATTGACGGCGGCGTGTGACCAATTCTTCGGTAATTGCTTGTATCGTTTGGCTGTGTAGCTTTAAGCCTGATTTTGATGCACCTTTGGTATATGCCGCTATATCGTAGGCACTCAAAAATTTACCAGTGCGTTGTAGATGTTTGAAGCACAAATCATTGACGTAATTCCAGACGAAGTTAACCTCACGCGCCATGTCGTTCAGCACTTTGGCGTGTTTGTCTTTCAGTCGAATGTGCAATGTCTTCATTCATCTCCCACTTACATCCTCGCCCTAAAGATGCGAGGTTTTACGTGGGTACTGATAAAAAACCCGCCATTACAGCGGGTTTTTTCACTGGCCTGGATTATTCGGAAGGAGCAGCGTCAGCGATGTCGCTGGTGGCCGGTTCAGCGACAGGGGTGGCAGCTTCAGCTTGCTCGGGAGCGGCAGCATAGGTGGCGTCGACCGGAGCAGCCGGAGCATTTTCACCAGTGCTGGCACCAGCCGGGGCGGCTTCGGCGTCGACCAAAGGGTTTCCGTTTTCACCACCATCCTGAGCGCCATTGACAGCAGTACCCTGCTGGGTGCTGGCGACAGGGGCGGCCGCCACGGGATTGCTGAAATCCTTGGCACCAAAGGCAATCCCGTGCGCGCCAATATCGGATTCGTAGTAGGCGATGCTGGTCAGGGATTCGGCTTCACCGGTGGGGTCAACGGTCAGGTCGACCAGCTGCGGGAAGTCGGACGGGCCGGAATGGTTGAAAACAACGATAGCAGGGACTGTCAGGCCGGACAGTTCATGGCGGAAGTAAACGAGTTCTTTCATTTTTTTGTACCCTTGGCTGCTAAAAGTTAGAACGTGGAGCGGAAATACTCCACCCGGTTGCGCCCTGGTGTCAAGGCGCAGCGAGGCGGGGTATCAGGTGCTGGCACGGCCAGCGCAGGCGGCTTCGTGTTCAGCCAAGCATTCAGGAGAATGCGAGACGCCATCTGTTGCGCCACAATTGGTGCCTTTGCAGGTTTTCCCCGCAGCCGTTTCCAGTTTGGCGATACCCTGTTCCAGCGCCTCAGTCTTCGCGGCCTGGCCCTTCTGGTAGGGCATCCACTCTGCGTAGCAGCCAAGATTTTCCGTCGATTCGCCATCCTGCACCAGCGTTACCGACGTGATAGGGAATTGCCGGCCGGCATGGTCAGTTACGGACAAATTTACCATGGTATCGCTGTGGACATAGACCACCAGCGCGGCCAGCGGGGCAATGCCGTCGTGATGAATGACATTGCCTTTGTCGTCACGGAATACCGTGTTTTTCGGGCGGAACCACACTACGCGGCCAACAGTGGGGGTGATCAGGGGGGTTTTGTCGTTCATGATTTTTCTCCTGGGTGATTGATTGCTGTGGCCGGTGGCGTCGGTTTCAAGCCGCCGCCTCATCCATGCCGACTACGCTAACACACTTTGCCACTTGAAGCGGGTAGTCACCGGCGCTGAACCCGGCATTCCTTAAATACCCGATCTATCTTGTGCCTTTAGCCGCAAGTTCACGAATAAATAAGGAGGCTGTACCTGCGCATCAGCCTGCGCATTCACCACCCACAAAAATGCGCTCTATCAAGCAGCAGCGGCGCCCAGGGTTGGAAAGCGTTTTTCCGCAAGGCAGAGCGCATTTCTGTGAAAGGTATCCGGTATGCACACCCTACCGGAGTCGGGCTACTTGTAGCACAGTGCATTTGTGCCCCGGTGTTTTGCGCTGGGGGTGGCTCCCCAACACCGAGCAGGAGAAAAGTTGGCCGTCTTTCCGGCCTGTCACCGCGGTAGCTTCGGTCCTCGCCGCATCTGCCGGGCTCAAGGCGTGTTCACGAAACAAGATCGTTACTATGCGCGCATGCCCACGGTTTCTGCTCTTACCCACCCGGACCTATTCAGGTCCGTTTTACATCGGGGCTTTCGCCCCTGGCGGAGTTTTATTCTTGGTGCGATAACGGGCACCAGCCGGGTTTTCCTACCTCACGGGGCCTTTTGCGCTGGGGTTCCTCTGCGCGCCTCCTGCCGTGACAGAAATGTGGTTAGCGGATCACACATTTAAAGTCCACTCCAGTTACGAGGCTGGAGGCCGCGACTCAGCCGTCAAATTCACGCCTTTCTGTAACCCTGAAAGGCTCAGGGTGCTTAGTTTCCAGCGGCAAACCGGGAGTGTTTGGTAGACATTTTAAGGCCGTACTTAAACACACAAAACCATCCAGCCTATTTGGTAGCGGGGGCCGGAATCGAACCGACATAGGATGGGTTATGAGTCCATCGGCCTACCAGTGGCCCACCCCGCATCAACTTGGTGTGCTCATTTTTGATTAAATAAGTATGGTCTGTCAATCATTATTTGACGAAAAAAGAATACACCCTGGGTCGCGCGGACGGACTATCATGGCGCGGGCGTTGCACTGATTGCCTTCGGCGTCATAATTCTTGCAGTTGCCGCATATTTCACCGGGCGGCAACTCCTGCACCATATCCACAATCGCAGGGCTGATGCCTGGCAGCTTTTCTTCGATGCTCTTTTGTGTCACGGTTTTTGACTCCGGCGGAATAAGGAATGTGGCATTACCGTGCGCGCGAGCATAAGCGGCGTCACACAGCATGTTGGCGTAGCTGGTATGGGGGTCGATACCGACCTTGATCACCTTCCGCCGGTACAGCTTCTGCTCATCGTCCTTCTCCGTGACCAGGGCGGTCTTCGTGAAATGCAGGAACGCGAGATCCTTGCAGACGGGCACCAGGGTACGGATGCCCTTGTCGAGCACCTCCTGCACCAGGGCGGATGGGTCCGGGAACAGGCACAGGGCCTGCACAAACCTGATCATGCTGACCTGCATGCATTTGTACTGGTCAAGCTTCACTGTGTACCGGTCCCGCTCACTCTCGCTGGTCTTGCGGTCGGCACGATTCAGAGGGCTGTCCCCCCAGCGCAGCATGTCGTCTTCGATATCGCCATAGCTGGCCAGAAAGACGCGCCCCATGTGGCGACCGGCGAAGCGCTTGGCATCGTTGTAGTTTGGCAGCGTCTCCACCACGCACACGGAAACCCCGTACAGTTTCATCAGGATATCGCAGCGCGCAAAGGGGTCATCGTCGTAAATGTACTCCAGGTGCACCACCGCCTGGCGGCCATCCGGGAGCCGCTCCTTAATCACCACCACATTGAACGCGCCCATTTGGTCGATACCCATGAAGGTATCCTTCGCGCGCTGTTTCCACTCCAGCCCCATGGCCATGCCCTGGGCGGCGCACTCGTTCAGCATGGCCAGATTGACCGGTATCAGGCTCGGGTCGTTATAGGGTAGGCCCAGCTTGCGGTTGTAGAAGTTCTGCATGTCCTCCGCATTACGGTAGGCCTCAATCATTTCACGCGCGGATATTGTCGGGCTGAGCATCTGGTGGTACTGGAGACTGCGAATGCGGGCCTTTGGATTGCGCGGTATCCACTCACCATCTTGGGTATCGGCAATGTGCGCGTGGCAGTTGTAGCAGGTGTAAATGTAGTCCTCCGCCGGCGCAGTGGGCCACTTCAGCGCGCCGGTGGCCTCGTCCTTCGCGTTGTAGGATATGCAGCCGGGGAAGTGGTCCGTCATCACCTGCAGGATTTTGCAAGCCGGGCACCGGGTATGGAATTGATGCTGGTCGCCACGGATGTACCAGTAGTGGATGTCGGCATCTTCCCATTTCGCCGTCGAGCCCATGAGAGTGAATTTTATCAGGCTGGCCGACAAGCGCTCGCGCGCCTTCTCCATGTCGGCAATGAGCATGTTCTGCACTTCATCGAACGACAGGAAATCCATGGGGTTGGATTCCGTCATGCTCTTGCCGGTAGTCCACAGGAAGAAAAACTTGGACTTGCCGAGCGTGCGCGTCAGCACATTGCCTTCGGTCTTCGCGCGCTTGGGCTGGCGTGGCAGCGGCACCTCGCTCTCACCCATCATCATGTTGTAAACGGCGGGTATGGTGCGGATGATCGGCAGAAAGCGGAGGCTCGACTTGATGCCAGCAAGCTTCATGTCGGGTAGGAACATACCGGCGGACAGGGGCATGAACTTGATGGCCATGTAGATGGCCGCCAGCATTTCCATAACCGTGAAACCCACCTGGGCGCACTTCATCAGCGCCACCGTCTTGCCGTAGGCCTCATCGATGGTCGTGGGAATCTGGTCGTAGATGAACCACATGGATTTGCGGTTGTCGAGACGGAAAGGCTTGTTGTCCACCTCCAGCCCTTCGGCCGCCAGGCGCAGGCACCACTCCCGGAAAGTTTCCTCGGGCGCAATGATTTTCATGGCCTCGGTCAGCTCGCCACCGGTGATACCCTCGAAGCGATCACAGAGGGCATTGAGCCCCAGGCTCATATCGTTGAACGAGACTTTCTTTCGCAGGAGCGAAGCCAGGGCCATTAAAACAATGCCCCATCATCAAGATTGGCGGCAGCAGCAGCGGCCGGCGTAGTGGTTTGCCTGGGCGGCGCGTTGTGGTCACGGATGCGCGGGTCACAGTCTGGAGTCATCATGTGCTTTTCGTTGGCGCGGCGCAGGCGGTCGATAATACGGGCGCCCACCTCAGGCGACTCGGCCATGATTTCCTCCTGAATCACCCGGTAGAATTCCTCCATCCGCTCCAGGTTGTAGACCTCCTTCACCGCCTCGAGCGCGGACTCCAGTAGATCCCGGCGAATCTTGATGCTCTCGGCCAAAAACTTCGGAGACTTCACCTTGCCCTCTTCGGACAAGGAGTAGTTGCGGAGTTTTTTGGCGTCCTCGTAGAGTTCATCCATGCGCCCGAGAATATCCAGGCTGCGCACCGATTTACCGGGGTACTGGTCGATGTAGGCCGGGGGTGGCGCCACAGGCAGGTGCTTACCGACCCGGCGAGCTGTCAGCGCAGCCTTGACGCGGCCTCCGCGCAGCTGCGCCACCCAGCGAAACCACGTCGCCTTGTGGATGGGCTGAAACTCGCCAGCGTCCGCCCGCACCATGTACGACTCGTAGAGCTCCAAGTGGGTGGTATCTGTGTCGCTTTTCAGCGCCTTCAGAATATCCTTCTCAACGTCTTTTATCTTGAGCTTTGGAATGCCAAGGGCTGGCTTTTTCTCGGTCATTTCCGGCGGCCTCGTATGTTGCTTTCACCTTCCTGCGCCGCTGCCAGGAAAGATGCCACGTCGGAGCGGTAGGCCCCGTACCGGCGGACCACAGCGTCAAATTCCTCCAGGTCATGACCTAGCAGACCCCACACCGGCAGTCCATCATCGTTGTAGCTGGGGTCGCCGTCCTTGTTGGTCTTCTGGACCATGTGGCAGGCTTCATGAAAAATCAGGATCTCGCGCAGAGCCGGCGATGACGCCATCCAGTAGTCGCGGTCCAGAATCATCAGGTAGTCCGGCATGTACCCCAGCAGGCGCTGGAGCGACCAGGTGAATACGTCCTTGAGCGAGCCCTGCACCTTGGGCATGTGCACAGAGCCGAGTTCCATGCGCTGGTGCATTATTTTCGGGTCCAGGCGCAGGAGGAAAGCTACCTGCGGCCGGCCATGTAGCAGGTGCTCATGCTCCTTCATGGTGATGACCTTGGCGTAGTGGATTGCCGGGTCCAGTTCGTCGCCGTCGACGGGTGCCAGCATGAACTTTTCGTATTCTTCATCGCTCATGGCGCGCTACCTTGGGTCGGCGAAGGCGCCTTGCTCTCCTGCGCGGACTTCATGGCAAACGCCAGCCCGACAGCACCAATGACGAGGGCCAGCTCAGTGCCATAGCCGGCGGCCAGCGTCCAGGTTTTGATAAACTGCACCTGCTCGTTCAACAGGAACTGGGCGGCGCCGACCAGACCCACAATGCGCACCGGGCACCAGGTCTTGCCATCGTTTTCGGTATACAGGTCACGGAACCCCATTATCGCCCTCCGGGCCCGGCGCAATTTGGCCGAGCGGGTCACGCACAAATCGAACAAAGGCCAGCACCGGCTGGAGCTTATTGACCAGTTCGGCACTTGGCATAAAAAACACCCGGCGCGCGGCAGGGTGAGTGAAAAATAGCGTTCCGTGCTTGGTGTCTATCCGCAACTCCATGCGCATGATCAACCTCCGTGGCCGTATAGACCACGATGGCGTCACACGGCGGGGTCGTCAAACTCATGGGGAGACGGCTTGCATTCATTGTTGCCAACAAAATATATCACCAGCAACAAGAACAGCTCCGCATCGAGCTGGCGCGTGAAACGGATAGCCTCCTGCGGACTGGCCGTCCAGTACGGCTGTCCCCGGCCAAGGGAGCCTTTACGCAAGGCCAAATACCACGGCGCTTTTCCGCCTGGGCTCTCCAGCAGGTAGCAGATCATCAGAATAACCCCAGTTTCAGGCCCAGCATGTGGGCAATGGCGACGTATGAGACTTTGCACAGCACATGCAAGAACTGGTCAAAGTCGAAGGCAAAGCGTATGCAGTCATTGCAGCAGCAAGGGCCTTTTGCTCCTGCGCTCCGAAACCAGCCGGCATTCTTGCCGTAGTCGATGACGAAGTGCAGGCCCATCTCCGCCAGCGCAAAGCCCATGCAGCCGGTCACCAGGAACACGAAACCGGCCTGAATGAAGGCGTGCGCGAACAGCGCCTGATACCAGGGTACGCCGGGAATGCCACCACCGACAGCATAGTCAGGAAGCGTCCGGGCATTATGGTTTTTCGCCTTCGCCAGAAAATCGCCCTGAAGCGGGTAGTCGGCCAGGTAGTGCACGAACAGCAGCAGGAACAGGATGGTAAGCATTTTAAGCCCTCTCTTTCTGGTTGTTTTTGATGGTAGTGGTCAGGGTGGAAATCTGCTGGCGGGAAACTTCCAGCGCACGCAGCAGGCGCTTGTTGTCTTCCTCCAGGTCTGCATTTTTCTCACGCAGGGCCCGCAGGTCTTCGGCAAGATCCGCCGTGTGCTTTATCAGGTGGTCAGCGCGGCTCACGCGCATGGGGCGGCTGGTTTCCGTTTTGAGATGGAACCCGCGCGCCTCTATCGCTTCCTCCACCGACTTCAGGGAAGTATTGCCGAATTCCGATACACCGGCCAGCAACTGGGTCGGCGTGTAGTGCAGCAGGTCGGCCACCGTCCTGATATTGGCGAC